CCGCCGTTCTCGCGGTACACCACAGTAAGGTCCCCGAATCACATAAAATGACCGTGGTCGACGTGTGTCGCGTACGCGGTGTCAGTAAACGCGCGCACTCCGCGCATGGGCTCGTCGACGTGTCCGAAGAGGGCATCTGTGAACTAACGGTTTTCAGAAACAAGGCGGTCGAAAAGGCGAGGTTAGGTAGACTTTTAATCACAAAAACTACTGCGCATTAATCGAACTGGGCAAACTCGCGCTGGTACATCTCGAATTTACGATGACACGGCACACACTGCGGCGCGATGGGCTCGGTCGTGTGCATCATGAGATATTTTGTCATGATTTCACCGATGGTCGCGTGCCCGACGTGTTTGAATGAATCAATCACGCGCGATATGATCTCAGGGCGGGACGCGCCAATGTGTGACCGCGTGAGTGGGGCGTCGCGCGTACCGCACGTTATACAGCACTCCGTGACGTCGAATCGGTACAGGCGGTGAATGAGGTTGGCGAGTGCACCGAATTGTAGGTGACGTTTATAGTCTTCGCGACGCTTGCCGGTGTTAAGAAGCACGATGGTCTCGTTTACGAGTTCGGATTCGGCGGCGTTTAAGCGCTTCTTTGTGTGGACGTTGTGCATGATGGCATCAATTTTTTTGCGACACGTATCCTCGTGAATCGCCATGGTGGAGGGTTCGCGATTTAGGATGTCAAACACATTTGACACGGTACCCATATCAGGACAGCTAAGATTACATGTTATGTTCTTTCTAAGGCATAAATTGAGAGAATTTCTTTGACCACGTCCGATCGCATGATATCCGAGTGGTCCATCTCTATTACGTCGACATTTTCAAGATCGAGACCGTGGACTCGGTCGAGAAAATCCGCCAGACCGTTATCGGGACCGACGTCGGATTGGTTCAAATCACCCGTCACGACGAGTTTACACCCCGGGCCAAGGCGCGTCAAGAGGAGTTGCATTTGACTTTTCGTTGAATTCTGCATTTCATCCGCCAAGATGAACGTGTTCTCGAACGTGCGTCCGCGTAAAAACCCGAGGGGCTCCACGCGCACGACGCGGTTCATCTGTGCACTCGACATGAATCTTTCAAACACGTCGAACATGGGTCGCGTCCACGGTGCGAGTTTAGTATCTGAATCCCCGGGGAGGTAGCCTAGGTCCTCGTCCGCGGCGACCGTGGGTCGCGTCAGGGCGATGCGCCCGTACCGCATCGCCTCGTGACACGCCAGGAGAGTCTTACCCGTTCCCGCGGGTGCGTTGACGACGACGATCGGTCGAGAAGATTGAAGCGCGAGTGCGTATTTACACTGCCCTGAAGTCGCGGGGAATGTGTACATATCAGGAGCGCTCAAAATATTTTCCAGGCTTATTACACAACACAACAACATGCTCAAGGTCAAGCTCGACGCTAAGAATATCGCGATCATCGCGGCCGTCATCGCGGCGTGGATGTACCGCGCGCGCATCCAGGCGGAATTCAACAAGTTCATGAAGAAGGATGAAGCTTACTGCGCCAAGTGCGGTAAGTAAATGATTGATTTAGAGATGAGATAACAAAATCATATAAATGGACTACGACGCTCTCCTAGATACCACGCGCGATGCGATCGGTATCATAGAGAACGTTCTCGACTTAGAATACAAATTAAACCAATTAGGCGTGTTCGATCCTAAACCGTTCGAGCGCGAAGTCAAGCGAGTGTTCGGTCTCTTACATCGGTACAACGTGGACGAGTTTAATAAGACGCGACGAGCTCGGGTGCGCGTCGGCGAGAGAACCCTTTATCTGTGTGCACACGCGGTGATATCACTCATTACAATGTTTGTAGTTCTTAAGTACTGATTTCCTTCACTTCATCCTCCTCCTCGGCGTCCTCGCCGATAGTCTCGAGTTGTTTCGGCTCGTGCGGAAGCTCGATCGTTTCGAGGCCCGACGCCTTGAACTCGTGAAACATGCGAAGCGATCCCTCGAGGCGGAGAATTTCTTTCGTGTACTGCTCGATCGCGGACGTGATCTTTTGAATGTTTTCTTCGACGCTGACTGATGGCATTTTCTACATTATCGATGAGGCATTTCTCTAAGGCTTAAGGAAATACCTCGTGTCACAAACAGACGGGCGATGAGCTCGAGCGTCGTCACTCGAACGGGCGTGAACGTGTCGGGTGGTCCAATACACGAGTACAAAAAGGAATTGACGGTGCGTCCCATCGTGAACAATGAGTTCGGCTTCCCGCCGCCTCCTTTTAAAGTTTTCAAAACCACCAAGACAGGAATATGCGTCCCACGATTCTACGCCGAACAACGCATCGGAAAACCGGTCGAAGATAAAAGACCCAAACCCACGCGAATCGGTGTCAAGTTCCAGGGGCAGTTACGGGCATCAACCTGTCAGGTGGAAGCGTTTGATCGAGCTATCGAGGCAGGTCACGGCGTGCTATCTCTTCCGTGTGGGTACGGGAAGACGACCGTGGCGTTGGCCATAGCGTGTAAGCTCCGATATAGGACCATGATCATCGTACATAAATCGTTTCTGGCTGATCAGTGGCGGGAGCGAATCAAACAGTTCGTCCCCGAAGCGACGATCGGGATCGTTCAGCAGGATAAAAAAGAGACCGAGTGCGATTTCGTCATCGCGATGCTCCAATCACTCTCGCTCAAGGAATACGGGTTCGGTGATTTCGAGTCGTTCGGGACCGTCATCGTCGATGAGGCTCACCACATATGTGCGAAAGTGTTTTCTCAGAGTCTGTTCAAAATGTGTCCGAAGCACATCTACGGACTCAGCGCGACGCCCGAGCGCAAGGACGGGCTGACGAAATTGCTACACTGGTTCATGGGACCGACGTTCTTCGCCGTGGAGCGCAAGAATCAGGACGGTGTCGAGGTGTTCCCGACCCCGTTCGAGTGTGAGATGTTTAAAGGGCCGCCGCCCTCGCAGCGCAACGGCAAAATATCACTCGTCTCCATGGAAACGGAACTGGTCGAAATGCGCGAGCGCAATCACATGCTCGTGAATCTCATCAAGCAAGCGTCCGCGGGTTCGAGACAACTTCTCGTTCTATCGAGCAGGCGCTGGCACTGCGAGCATCTCCATCAATATTTCAAAAAAACGTCCGGTCTGTACATGGGCGGGATGAAAGCGGCGGCGCTCGAAGAATCCTCCAAAAAGAAAATCATATTCGCGACCTTCTCACAAGCACACGAAGGTCTGGACATCCCGACGCTCGACACGGTCATACTCGCGACTCCGAAATCCGACATCGTACAATCCATAGGTCGAATCATGCGCGAGACGAAGGGCAAACTCAACAATCCACACATTTACGACGTCGTCGACAGGTGGTCGATACTGAACGCGATGTATTATAAGAGACTTCGCGTGTATAGAAAGGGTGGCTTCAAAATACACGGGACCGTAGACGATCAAGACCAAGCCCCGACTGAGTTTATGTTCAAAATTTAAAATGTAGCGTTGTAATAACATGTCCGGTGCACTCACCGCTCTCATTTCCAAGGGGGCCCAGGACAAGTACCTCATCAGCGAAAACCTCGACGAGGCGCACAGACACTTTCGAACTCGATACAAGAGACACTCTAATTTCGCACAGGCACCGAAACTTATCCAAACTGTCAATCCGAGCGAGGCGCTTCTGTACACGATCAAAATTCCTGCATCCGGTGATATTCTGAGCTACGTGTGGTTCGAGGGTCCGGGTATCGCCACGAATCTGTTTTATAAATCGACCATCGACCTCTATGTGGGAGGTCAAAAGATTGATTCGCATCGATACGATTATCTCAGTGATGTGTGGCCTTCGTATCTCGCAGATTCCTGGACCAAGGCACAGGAAGTCAATAACAAGATGACTCAAAACACCGTTGATTTCGTGCCGTTGCATTTCTTCTTCAATGACTGCCGATCGTTCCTACCGCTCGTCGCGCTCAAGTACACGACGATTGAAATTAAAATCCATTTCGACGCCACCGTCGTCAGCGGGCTCACGGCGGCACAAAAACAGGCGCGGTGCTACGGCAACTATGTTTTCCTGGATCGCCCCGAACGAGAGCGTTTTGCCGCCCCGGGTGTATCGATTGACTTTCTCATTCCACAGGTGCAAACCATCGATCACGACATGGTTCACGTCGATAACAATGTAAATGAAAGCGGTGGTGATAATATCATCGATATTTCCTCATTTAATCACCCTGTGCGCTCCCTGTTTTTTGGAATACCGGGCCTCTCAAACGATGATGTTAACGATCGATTCACGTTCAAGGAAGCAGACATCATTCTAAACGGCGTTCCGCTTCTCGAGAAAATGTCGCCGCTGTATTTCCACGCGGTTCAAAACTATTTCCACTCGACGCACGGCATCGTTGAATACGACGCGACGAATGCGTGCCCGTTTTACACGCGTTATTACGCGTACCACTTCGCGCTCCACGGTGACGATTGCACACCGAGCGGTTCGGTGAATTTCTCGCGTCTCGACGACGCGCGCATTGCATTGCGAGGAGTCGAGTGTGGTTCCGATCGTCCCGCAAATCAGGGACTCACCGTTTACGCGTTATCGTGGAATATCCTTCGCATACGCGACGGCGTAGCCGGAATTCTTTTCGGAAATTAGAGTAGTTGACCATGCCATTCATTGGCAACACGGGCAAGATCGACCAGATCTACTTGGCCAGATTGGATCCACAGTCTGTCGAAGATCAGCAGGCGCAGACCTTAGATAACATTCGGACAGGTGATATCGAGGCGTCGAATGTCTTGACGTCGAACATCGGAATAAACGTCCTCGAGCCTTCACACAACTTCGAGCTCGGTTCGAATTTGTTCATGGACGACACATTTGACCCTGATGGATTCGTCCTGGACGTGAAGAAGAGATCGAGAGCCGAAAAACTCTTCGTGAC